ATTCAGTTATATTCACTTATCAATAGTGTTGGGTACGAAGTTCAAAGAGATCATAATTGGGAAGCCTTAGATAAAGAGTATAGATTTTATACTGTTTATACAACACTTACTTGTACCCTTGTGGAAGATTCTGTCAATGTTATAACAGCAGAGCCAACCACAGGGTTAAGTAATTTATATATTGTAACAGGTACAGGTATCAATCAAGATACTTATGTAAATACTGTTACAGGCACTAATTCGCTTACATTATCACAAGCAGCAACACAAACAGGTGTATTTACACTATATTTTTCACAAGCTAAATACCCATTACCTAGCGATTGGGATAGACAAGTAGATCGTACACATTACGACAAGTCTAAACGCTGGGAAATGTTAGGCCCTACAGATGCGCAACAATGGCAATTCTTAAAGTCTAGCTATATTTCAACAGGCCCTAGAATCCGTTACAGAATTTTAGGCGGATACTTCCAAATCTGGCCTGCTATGAATACAGATGAGTATTTAGGTTTTGAATACATGAGTAACCAATGGGCTACAAGTGCTACAGGAGTGACACAATCATCATTCTTAGCTGATACAGATACTTGTATATTCCCTGATCGTTTAATGGTTACAGCGTTGAAAAAGAAATACTTTGAGATTAAAGGTTTTGATTCAACAGCGTTTACAAGAGATTATTTACAACAACTAAATTTTGCTAAAGCTATCGATTCTGGCTCTGCTACATTGAGCTTTGCTCCTACACCAGGTGCAATATTAATAGGCTTTGAAAACATCCCTGACGCTAACTACGGACAATAGTCATGGATAAATACAATTTAAAGCTAGCAAAGTTATTAAAAAATGCAACACCAGAACAAGGTGGATTAAGCGTAGGTAATTATCCTAATCCTTATGGTTTAAGAGCATATCAAAATGATGATGGCACTTATGGCGGTCAAATGATGCCTAAAACTACAGGATGGAAAGGTGTTAATTACAACCCTAAAGGTGAAGCAGTAACAGAATTATCTATTGGAGATCAATTAGGTGATTTTCCATCTATTGTACCTACACTTAACGCAAATGAATTAAATCAGATTGTGCAATATGAAAATATAACACCTTCTGCAAGACAAAAAGCACAAGAATTTGCAAATTTAAGAAGATCACAAGGATTAAGTCCATTTAAGGATTATAATTAATGTTTCCAGTAAAAAAAAGATCATCAGGAAGCGTATCATTACCAGCACCAGTAGGTGGATGGAACGCAAGAGATAGCTTAGGAGATATGCCTGTAACGGATGCAGTTTATCTTACTAACTGGTTTCCTGCTCCTACAGAACTTCTATTAAGAAATGGTTATGCACAATGGGCTACAGGCATTACAGGCCAAGTAGATACCATTATGGCTTACGAAAGTGGTTCTACATCTAGGTTATTAGCTATTGCTGGCGGTTCTGTATATAACGTTACTAATTCAGGAGCTGTTGGCTCACCTTTATTAACCGGCTTAACTAATTCACGTTGGCAATATTGTAATATCACCACATCTGGTGGTGCATTTTTATATATGGCTAATGGCACAAATACGCCTTATCTATATAACGGTAGCACATGGACAAGCATTACAGGCGCATCTACACCTTCTATTACAGGTGTTACTACTACATTACTTAATAACCCTGTTGTCTTTAAAAGCAGAGTATTTTTTACAGAAGCTCAATCTTTAAGAGCATGGTATTTACCTACATTATCAGTAGGTGGAGCTGCACAGTCTATAGATATTAGTGCATTTGCTTACAAAGGTGGTTATATTGTACAGCATGCAACATGGACAATAGATGCTGGTTATGGTGTCAATGATTACTACGTTCTTTATACATCTAAAGGCCAAGTCATTGTATATGGTGGTACAGATCCTACATCAGCTTCAACATGGGCTATGGTAGGTGTATGGGATTTAGGTACACCAGTAGGCACTCGTTGCATGTATAAATACGGTGGCGATTTACTACTATTATGTAAAGATGGTGTTACACCATTAGCATCAGAATTACAATCATCTAGGCTTGATCCTAGAGTAGCTATTACAGATAAAATTCAAGCTGCTGTATCAGAAGCTATTACACTTTATGGCAATGAATTTGGATGGCAAATGTTGTTTTATCCAGACGAAAACCAATTATGGTTAAACGTACCAAACTCTATAGAAAAAACACAGTTTGCTATGAATACTATTACAAAGAATTGGTGTAATTACACAGGATGGAACGCTACATGTTGGGAATTGTTTAACGATCAACCATATTTCGGTGGAAATGGTTATGTAGGTCGTGCATGGTATACACAATCAGATAATGGATCTAATATTAACGCTACTGCACTACAAGCATTTTCAGCGTTTGAAAGTCCAGGACAATTAAAACGATTTACAATGTCTAAACCTATATTTAGAACATCTGGCAGCCCTGCTATTTATTCTAACGTAAACATAGACTTTGATTTAGATGTACCTGTTACAACCCTTAATTTTACGCCCACATCATCTGGAACATGGGATAATGCTAGATGGGATATAGGTGTTTGGGGTGGTGGTTTATCTATTCTACAACAATGGCAAGGTTTAAATGGTGTTGGCTATTATGGCGCACCTATTGTACAAACATCTTCACAAGGTATTGACGTAAGATGGGTTTCTACAGATTTAGTTATTGAAAAGGGTGCAGTACTATAATAATTCAAGGTCAAGAAGTTGGCGAATGGGTATGTGAAAAGGCTGGTGGTCAATGGAACTCACTATGCCAAGCTATTGGTCAAGTAACTGATGGTGAATTAGTTATAGGTGTTCTTTACAATGGTTATACAGGTAGCTCAATATCTATTCATTCAAGATGTGATATACCTGCAAAAGTATCAAGAGAATTTTATTGGGCAATATTTAATTACCCATTTAATGTATTAAAAGTCAAACGCTTAACAGGATTAGTTTCTACAGCTAATTTAAAAGCACAAAAATTAGATGAACATTTAGGCTTTGAAAAAGAAGCTGTATTAAAAGATTACTTTCCTGATGGTGATGGGATTGTTTATATAATGCGACCAGAAAATTGTCGTTTTTTAAAACTCGGAGATAGATATGCAAAGTAAGTTAGCTAGATTGTTAGATCCACTTTATAGATGGATTACAAGTTACATGGATAGCTGTGGTTTTATCATGTACGGTCTTGGTAAAGATGATCCACCACCACCACCAGATTATGTTGGGGCAGCTAGAGAAACAGCAGCAGGTAATATAGATGCAGCTAGAGTAGCTACAGCAGCTAACCGAGTAAACCAAGTTACACCATTTGGAAATCTTACTTATACACAAACTGGTGAAGATAAATATGGCAATCCTATGTGGACTGCTACACAAACATTATCTCCAGAACAATTAGATATTGCAAGTAAACAAGCAGATTTATCATCAGGACTTTTAACTACAGCTAAAGAAGGTTTAGACTACGCTGGTAATGTAATTGCTAAACCTGGTATAGATATGTCTAAATTACCATCTATAGGCATTAATCCTGGTGAAACATATTCTGACGCTATTATGCGCAGACTTGAACCACAAATCAAACAAGAAAAAAATCAGTTTGATGCACAAATGGCTAATCAAGGTATTGCTCCAGGAACAGAAGCATATAACAATGCTAAACGTGATTTTGACCAAAGACAAAACGATAAATTAACATCAGCAGTAGTAGGTGGAATGAACACAGGTCTTGCAGCTAATCAACAAGTATTTAGTCAAGCTGGTTACAATCAAATGCAACCAATTAATGTTATTAACGCTTTAAGAACTGGATCACAAGTACAAGCACCAAATTATATTAATCCAGCATTACAATCTACAACAGCAGGCCCTGATTTATTAGGTGCTACTACTAATAGATACAATGCAGAAGTAGGTAATGTTAATGCTGCTAATGCAAATACAGCAAATTTTGTAAGTGGCTTAATGAATCTTGGTGGTTCAATTTACGGAAGGAAATAACATATGTCATTTATGCCAACTGATACACAAGACGTTAGTGGAGTACCTGCTAATGACGCAATGGCTCAAATTGAGTTACAACGCAAACTGAAAATTGCAGAAGCTCTTAAAAATGCTCAAGATCCACAAGCTCAAATGATTAGTGGTCATTATGTAGCACCATCATGGACACAATCTTTAGCTAATGCTTACAATAAATATCAAGGTAATAAAACTGAACAAGAAGCTATAAAACAATATGGCGAATATAATAAGGCTAAAGAACAAAAAATGGCTGATGCGTTAAGAGGTTTTGTAGAAGGTATGCAACCTAGAGCAACAACTACTATGCAAGATAATTTTGTTACTAAGCCATTAGAACAAGGTATGAATGTTCCTACATCACCTTTTGGCACAGTAGATGAAGTAGCTCAAATTGCACCTAAATTTGGTATGGACTCACCTGCACCACAAAATATGCAAGGTGAAATGACTATGAATCAACCTACACCAGCCACAACATATACGCCAAGAACACAACAAGAACTTATTAGCAACTTTTATAACTATGCTCAAAAATCTGGCAATCCTGATA